TAATTCTTCTTTTTTTAATTTTCCATCACCAAACCCACCAGTTCTAGCCATAACTTCTTCTTGTGAATTTGCATAAGCTATTACATCATCACAAAACTTTGGTGTTAACACACCACTAAAATACCAATAATAATTAGATAGGTTCATAATTAAAATTTATTACAATTCTCCTTTTTTCATCTGTGCAAGTTGAGCCAGTATGTTTTAATGTTGAATCAAATTCAACATATTTATTTTCTTCACTAAATACTTTTTTACCATTTTTAAATTTTGTATATCCATTGCTATTGTCTAAGTACAAAATACCTGTAGTACCTTTTGTTTGGTCTGTGTGGTATGTATGTTCAACTATTTTATTTGTTTTTGTTAATAAATTAGCTTTTACTCTATTCATTTTTTTATGTTTAATGTTTTTTAATACTGGAATTATTATATCTTTCCATTCTCCCCAACATTCATATTTTTGATTTCTTAAAAATGTAAAAGTAAATTGAAAAGTATCTCCTTTTTCATTTATTTCATCTACATAATCATTATAGTACCAAGGAAAGTACGCTCCCCTCATAGTATCTTTTAATTTTTTAAACACATCATTTGGTAAAAAATTTTTATATATATTCATAAGTTATTGTTTGAACAAAGTTTAATGAATCTTTTTGATTGTTAGTTAGGTAATACATATTGGTAGATGGAAACATAATAAATTGATTATTTTTTAATGATATATCCCAACTTCTACCTTTACGTCTGTTATCTTCAAAGTGTATTCTGACCATACAGTCTTTAACTTTCACACCATATAATAATGTAAAGTCTGGAGAATTACGTAAATCTACTGGATCTATATTTAATAAAGGAATTGTAGTTTCGCTGGGTTTATATATGTTACCCCACGTTTTTTTATTAATTAAATTAACACCATACTCAAGACCAACGTGATCTCGTATATAAGTATTTAACATATCCCAAGTTCTTGAAAATGGAAATTTTTTATTTTGAATTACTGATTGTAAAATGTCACCTGATAATTTATCTCGGTCAATGTCCCAATCTTTAGGCATTGCTACATCACCAAAATATAGAGCTTGCTCTGTTAATACTTTCTTTTGCATACCACCACCATTTTTAATTTATGCGTTTAAATCTGTCAAGTCCCAAGTTGTATTTGTTTCATTCCACTCATAATACCATTTGTGAGTGCCTGCTGTATTTTGTGATTCTTGTTCAGCTGTTAATGCTGGAGCATCACCGATTGGTGATTGCCATTGTGCAGTTGTAGTATTTTTTACCCAAGATGAATAAGGTTTTGGACCCCAAAAAATTTGATTATCTTCATCCCATTCATAACCTATACCTGCGTAATTTCCTCTAAATGCTTTTGAGTTATCACCAGATGAATGTGTGTTACTTACTGTATTGTAAGACGTTTGAACCCACATTTGTGCAGGCCAATTGTTATGTGTTTCTAAATATTGTTGACCTACTGATTCATCTTCAACACCATCAGCATTTAACATATCTTTGTTATCAAG